CCTATCATTATGGGCATATGTCTACTCTCTTATCATACTCTTGAATTGTCTGAGTAATTCTGGTATAAATTCTAGTTTAATGTACTTGATGCTTCTCTTATCGTCATTAAACTTTTGTTCGTAGTCGAAGTTAGATACTGGTGTATTACCTGTACTTATGGTAGTTTTCGTACCCTCTGAATCCTCGTAGTGATGAGGTGAGTCTGAAAAATTTCTGACCGATATAATAGTGAAACTCTTCGAGCTGTTCGACCCTGTGACTACTTCGTTATTGATGAATGTTCCTTCGATATCGTTTAGAATAATCTGTTTATTGGTTGGGTCTATCTTAGTGACGAATCCGAAGGCCGAACTGGTAGAACCTACTACCTTTTCCCCTTGGAAAAATTTCGAGTCCGAACTGCCTACTATATCCGACTGCTGGTTGCTCACTAATGCTTTACCAGAATACTTTCTTTTTATGAATCTTTCTAGTACTCTCTGAGACTTGGGCCAATCAGTATAGGTTGCAAGATGAGGGTTAACCATCCAGAATAACCAATATAAAGTACTATCTGCATACAGTTTATCTGCAAGAACATCTGGTCTATCTTGGTCATCGACATAATAATATTCATACCCAGTGATACCTTCTTCTACATCCTCTGATACTCTAATATTACGAAATATATCCTTTGCTTCGATTAAATTACCATCATTCTTGAGGTCAAAATCAATCGTTGGATAATGTTTAAAATATTGTTCTGCCATGTTTTCTCCTATCCTGTTTCGTTACCTTGTGGATTTTTTCTTCTTATACCATATTTTTGTTGTGAATTACCTGTACCTCGTGCCATGGAAGATGTTGCTAGAGCAGCAGCACCAACAACGCCAGGAATAAAACTTGCTACTCTCATACCAGTACTATCTAATTTATCCCCTAGTTCTGTTCCACTTATTAAATATACTTCAACTTCACTACCTAAACCATGTTTAGCTATATACTCTTTAGCTGCTTCTTGTGAACCAAAGCTTTGGTCTTGTATTGCTTCATCAGTGACCTCTGCATTAACTTGTTTTTCAAATTGGTCAAGTTCTTGTTGTACATCTTGTTTAGCTCCCATTGCACTTGCAGCTACTCTCTGTACATATCTGAGTCTATCGATGTTGAGTATTTCTTGGAATACTAAGTTTAAATTAATACCATTAGGATAATGTTGTACAGCAGACTTAACTGGTAGTTTATCTTCTGGTCTGCAAACACCATCTTCTGATGCTGGTGTTCCCTCTTGTGATTGTGTAAATCCTTCGATAAATGACATATCTTTACCACCAGAATAGTCTACATCACATGATTTTAAGAAACAATTTTGTGGATGTTCTATATGACCTAAGATAGGGCCTTGGAAATCAATACTCCATTCTGCTGGCATTATTTGTATTCTTCTATTCTTACTTGATGACATAGGTAACATCATCATCTTAAATGCATGAACAATTTGAGTAATTTCTTCTGCATCTGTTTCATTATATGGATATAATGTGAATGAGTAACTATGGTCTCTGAATCCTACTCCTTGAAAGGTATTAAATTTAGGATTATCTACTACTAAACCAGATTCAAATGAAGAGAAAGCTATTGCAGCTTGTTTTGCTTTCTGGAATGTTTCACCAAATGCACCACCAGCTGCATCTAATAATGTACCAAATTCTCCTTGCATTAATGAATCTAATGCAATATCACTAAGTCCTACTTCTTTTGCCTCATATTCTACTGATATATTATCTCTTACTCCAGTTGGAAAATACATTGCAATAGTATATTCTTTAGACATACCTTTATGTGGTGATGGAGGGCCTGAAACACCCTCTCCTAATTTAGTTGAAATGACACCATAATCTGAATTATTAAATGCACCACTTGATGGTGTTGCACCTAAATCTGAAATGGGTCTTTTAATAGTTCTAAAAATAATCCAATTATCTACAAATCTAGTATCTGACTTAGGAAATTTGAGTATTTCATGTTGTTTTGGAGTAACTCTACCCATAGCAGCTGCCCTGTTTTCAATATCAGCTTCTGCTGATTTTCTATCTTCTGCACTTAGTAATGCTTCTTCTGATATACTTTGTGGGACATTTGATATATTAATACCAGTCTTCATTGCAATTAGGTCATCTAATGCACCAGATATTTTTGAATTAAAAGATACTCTTCGACTGCCTAAAGCTGAGTTGAGGTCTTCTTTGATTGAACCCAACAATTTTGCTTTTAATGATTTGAAAAAATTCATATAAATACTCTCTATAGATTTAGTTATGTATAAGGTATTTATATGAGTTACAAGGGAAGATTCAAACCAAAACAATATAAAAAGTATAAAGGTGACCCCACAAAAGTCATATATCGTTCTATGTGGGAATTGAGGTTTATGAAGTATTGTGATAAGAATGATTCTATTCTAGAATGGAGTAGTGAAGAGATTGTGATACCTTATCGTTCTATTGACAATAAAGTCCATCGATATTACCCAGACTTCTGGATTAAATACAAACAATATGATGGTAAGATGATTCAAGAGATAATAGAGGTCAAACCTAAGTCACAATGTAAACGACCTAGTAAGAAAGGTAAACACTATGGTAAGTATCTTCGTGAGGCAAGAACTTATGCAATCAATGAATGTAAATGGGATGCAGCTAGAGAGTATTGTCTGGATAGAGGATATAAATTTAGAATATTAACAGAAGACCACTTAGTACCGAAATGATTATATTAAAACTATTATTGGGATTGGGTACTAAGGAAGACTTTGACCCTACACCTATGAATATCTTTATCACTGGTTTGATTCTTGGTGCAAGTTTTCTTGGAACTGTATCCTTATTGATATATGTAGTATTGTCTATTATATAATAAAAAACCCAGAGGGTTCTTATGTTTCATTCTGGGTTTTTAAAACCCACCTCTGGGGAAGGTTGCGAACCTTCAATATCTACCCAAGGTGGGGTCGTGTCTCTTTCGACATCTAGAGACTAACTCGCCGTTACTTTATTCTATGTCATTTTTCCTCATACCTCACTTATTAAAATATTATCCCCAAATTCTTTCTACTAAATCGAAGTCAAAATCTTGTATTAAACTGTAGTCACTTCTTTCACCACATGCAAGTTGAATTAACTCATCAACAGCTCTTTTTGCATCTTTCATATCATCACCCCACAATTTAGGGCCTTTGATTTGAGATTGTGCAAACATTGGATTGAACTCATTGTGTATATCGTAGTAAGTATAACCCCAACCAGCGTCTCTCTTTCTATGTAAGATAAACCCTTTGTAGATGAACTCTACAGTGCTATCAGTCTTAACAACCTTGTTAAAATTCTTTTCGATTTCTTGGTAGTTTTCGTGGTATCTCATTTTCTCCTTTGTTAACTCACTCTATACATATATTATACAAAAAAATGTACCTACTTGTCAATGTGGTATAAATACATATATGGCAGGTAAACTATTTGATAAATTAGAACGAGAAGCTTTTCGTGGTGGTATCCAAGCAAGGACTAAAGAGTCCATGAGATGGTTCAAACAACGAGTATCCACAATTAAAGGTGTAAGTAGACAAGAACTACTGAGGGATGCAACTCAACGAAAAAGACAAATCTTTGGTGATATGTACATGTATATGTACGACCCAAAACACAAAAAAACCTTACCTTATTATGATAGGTTTCCCTTGTGTATACCAGTAGAACCTGCTAAAGGTGGATTTTATGGATTGAATCTGCATTATTTACCTCACTCATTACGAGCTCAGTTTTTAGATGCATTATATGATACAACAAATAATGATAAATATGATGAGACAACAAGATTTAGATTGACATATGATTTACTTAAATGTTTATCCATGAAACCCATAAACAAGTTAGATGGTTTAGAATTAGTAAACTCTCCATGCCAGTATCTATATCGAAACTGTGCATTAAATTTTGTTATATCTCCATTTTCATTTCCAAGATTAACTACACCTAGTTGTACAGGAAATGCATCGGTCATGACACACCTATAGTTAACATTATCTTGTTTGTCTAATGCCTCAACCATGATAATACCAGTGTAATCATCATGAAATCTACTATGGAAATTACCTTCTGCATTTCCATTTATAGTAGACATCCACAATTCAATTAA